CTTAGACCCCTGTAAACGGGTATCAATAGCACTTTTATATCCACCGATTTTTTCGATTGTGCTATCTAGTTGTCGTGTTAAATCACCTAAAACGTTAACAAGGTTTACCAGTCTGCCGGCAGCAGTGGCGCCACGACCGGCTTCAACTTTATTTCCATTTTCATCTATTTTATAAATTTTTTCTGAAAACGCTTTACCAATACGTTCTAAAGGCTTTCCAGATGATAAGAAATTCTTGTAAGCAGCTTTTGCATCTTTTTTAGCTTGCTTTGCCTTTTCGGCATCTTCTATCTTTCGTTGAGACTTTTTGGCCTTTGCCTCATTATTGATGAGTTCTTTTTGCTTTTTAGCTCTTTCTTTATACTCATCTATCGTATAGCCTTTACGAGCTTTATATTCCTCTTCACCTAGCTCAGCGGCAAGTGCTAGCTCAGTATTATATTCTTCCTGTAAAGCATCTAATTTTTTCTGCTTTATTTCATCAATAAGAATTGACTCCTGAGTAGCCATTTCTTCAAGAAGTTGCTTTTGCTGAGATTTTCTTAGGTTTCCTAAATTTTCAACATTAGTTATTCTTAATTGCTGTAATTTTTCTTCAGCTGAAAGTGTATCTGCTTCATATTTTTGGAGAGTATATAAAAACTCAGAAAGAGAAGAGCTAGAGCCTCCATAGGAGCCGCCTCTTTCACCACTACCGCCTATACTGCCAAATTCTCTAATACCATCTGCCATTCAGCTTTCCTCCGAATTTTAATTACTTGTGATTTTTGTTTGCAAAGTTTTGTTGCATTTGTGCTATTGCTTTTTGTTGAGCACTTGCTTTAGCATTTATATATTCAATCAAGTATAATCGTTCTTGATAACTTAAATCTAATACATCTGCATAACTTGTGTGCAATTGATCACTAATATACCAACATTCATAAACAATTTCCTTGTATCGTTTAGGTCCGTAAGGTTGACCGTCTTTATATGTTTGAGGGTCTAAAAAACTCTGGTCCAAAACGAAAAAACGTTTTTACCTCTCCTCCACAATGTGGGCAGTCTACTACTAATGTGCTATCTAATCCCACACAGCCGTTTAGTTCATTAATATTATTTAAGATTTTCATCATATCCTTAGCTGGAAGCTTATTTATATAGGTCTCCATGCTTGTTGGATCAAGAGGTGTTCCATTAACTTCTTCAATAGTGTTTTTTAATAAAAACATAGTATCGAAATCAATTTCAGCAGTCTTAAATTTTCTTTTAGCTTCTTTTACTTGTAGTTCAATATCATCAAGCATTCTTGGAGTTTGAAATCTAATTTTAACTGTGTCGCCAGACACTGGTAACTTAAATGATCTTAATGAATTAAATTTAGCTTCATCGAAATCTATTACTTGTAACTGTTCTAAGCTTGCAGTTTCTTCAAAAGTCTCATAGCAGTGGGTGCATTGAATATTCATTTTATATTCCGGCCCATAAGTAACTGTTCTTAGTTTGTGAAGTAAGAATTCATAATCTCCTAAAGCCATATCATAAACATGAACAGCAGGCTTTTCAATCATGCAGCCTTCAATGATATCTGCTAATTTTTTAAATTGAGTAGATGATGGAGATAATCTTTTCATCTCATCTCTTGCAGTCATGCTTCTTAATTCTACGTGTGGGTCAACAGGAACATTATAAATTTTTCCTTTTGATGGTAATTCGTAGCCTTCTGCAATTGTGTACTTTGTTTGTCTTTCTTCTGCCATAGTTTTGCTCCTTTACTAATTAATTTCTATGTTCTTCAAAAAAGGTTTCTAATATATTCCTAATAAGTGCAGATACTGTAATTCCTTGCTTTTCAGCGCGTTCTTGCAGTCTTTTCTTTAAAGGAATAGATGTCTCAAATGTTTGCATAATTTTATCGCTTCGGTCAATCTTTTTTCTTCCCATAAGTTTTTCCTTTCATATGGAGTATTTTACATACGCCGTATTCATATAATTTAGCACATAAAAGAAAAATAAATTTAATAAATTTATTTTTTTGTTAAAATAAAAGCACATTATAATAATGTGCTTTCTTAATTAATTTTATTGTATAAACTAGAATGATTCATGCTCAGGTTTCATTGTAGCTCTATCATATGAGATACTTACTGAGAGTTGTCTCTTTTCGTCATTTTCTCTGTCGAATTGAGATTCTTCGATTCCTGTGATAAAGCAACCTTCTAATGTCCAAGTTCTGATTAATTGGTAGTCTTGTGTATACTCCATTAATGTAGCTTTTTTCTTATATTCAGCCATACGACCACCCATACGGGTATTTGGGTTGTATGCGAGATATAACCAAGCATAAAGCATATCTTTAACGTGAAGTCCAACAACATCATCTACAGTAATACTACCATCATTGAATGTTGGAACACCAGCATACTTGACTACATCATTACCACGTCTGTATGGTACAGCTTCAACGGTGAATGATGGAATGCTTGCTTTAACAACATTTAATCTTAGATAATCCGAAACAGTCTTGCTGTCATAGTAATTATCTTTGTCATCTTCACTAGGAGCAATATCCGGTGGTAATAAATTTTGTAATTCTTCTGGACTTACCTGAAAAATGAAGAATGAGCTTCTGGCAGCTTCATAACCAGTAAGGTTATTACTAATGTGCTCAGTATTTAAGCTTTGATCCCAGTTTTCAGCTGGAGTTACCTTTTGACCGTTTTTAGGAAAATTTGTAATAGGCATCTTCTATATCTCCTTTATAACTATTCTTCATCAACGCTTAGCACAGTGCCAGTTAATGAATCTTCTAAGTGTATACTAATATCAAAGTCTTCTAAGGCTTCAATAGGAACAATTCTGATGCGAGCAACCACTAATGCTTTTAAGTCTGTTTTAACTTTGGTGATTCTATAATCTTTAATACCTTGGTTAGCCTTCATATTATCTAATGTTGGCGTAATTGTATTAACGAAATCCACCCAAAGAATATCTGAATTAGGATTAAATGTAAATCTTCTTGTAGCTTGATATAATTCTTGCTTCAATGTGCAGCAAAGTTGTCTGATATTTAAGAAGTGACTGAACTTTAAGCCTTTATCATCTAATTTGGCAGACGTTCTATTTCCCCAAATATAGTAGTTACCTCTTTCACTTAAGATGAGGTTAACGGCTCTATCTGTAAAGCTATTAATAACTCTAGGAGCTAGTGTGTTAATTGCAATTTCACCAAATGTAATGGTTGGGTAAGCAATTGATAATGAACCAACGCCACGGTCATAACCAGCAACAGCATACCATTCAGAATATCTTTGCTGTGCGTTAATTGCACAAACTAAATAGTGGAATGAAGCAGGGAATTTTAAATTATCACCAAAGTCTTCTTCTGGTTCCATATTATAAATAACATTTGGACCAAAGATTGCAACATATTTACTATCAGGTAAAGCTTTTGCTGCACGACCTGTAGCAGCAACTAATTCTTCTTGTGTAATAGCTTCTACCATAGATTTCTTATATCCAATGATAGCGCCGGTATCTGGGTTAACAACTGGTTGTTTATAATTTTCATCAAGGTCTAATAATGCAATAATATCGCCACGACCGCATTTATTGCCAAGAAGAGTATCAGCTTCTTCAACTGTAACTTTATTATTGAAGTTTGCAATAGCAGCTAACTGGTCTGCAACGCTAGCATCATAGCAACCACCAGTTGTTAAGTAGCGGAATTGATATGTTGACTTATTTTTGAAAGCTTCCCAGAATTCTGGTTCTTTTAATTGAGCAGTAGCACTCTTAACTGTGCCATCGCTTTCAACCTTATTTAATTTCTTAAATAAAACTGTATAACCAAGCTTTAATAGTTCCCAAGCTATTTGGTTACCAATGTGTTGTTCAGGAACTTCATCAGCACCTTCACTACCGGCTTTGATTTTATAATAGGCATGAGTTGTTGTGCCGTCATTTAAATCATCATAAAGTGTTTCAATTGGCACATAAATAAATTTTACAGTTTTCGTATCCTCAATGCCTAATTCTTCAGTGGTAAATGTTTTTAATAGTTTACCTTTCTTACCGAAGCCAGTTTCACCTTCTATAATATCAATGCCTTTATAAAAATTATAACCAGCGGCAATAGCTTCAGTAAATTGTGAAACTGTAAGAGCGCTTCTAAACTTGTCTAAGCCTTCAGCTTCTTGATAGAAAAGCTCTACGGTAGGAGCGGTAGCTTCTTCTTTCTTACCTTTAAAAGCACCAATGTACTTTTTAAATTGGCTTGTAGAAGCTAATCTGTAAACGCCATTGACATAGGTTTGCTTATCTTTATCATAATTGCCACCAATGTAGATTCCAGCTTCAACAGCTTCATCAACTGACTTTTTAGTTTCTTCTATTCCCATATAACCAGGAACGACAACTGCAAAGCTTGAAGATAAAGTAATGCCGGTGTTGGAATTGTCAAATTCTCTTATAATACTTTTTGGCATGTTTTGTTCTCCTTTTTAACCTTTGTAATGTATACTTAGTTTTGATTAAATAATCTTAATCATCAATTAATTTAGCAAATAATTTATGATTAAATCTAAATTATGATTGTGGCTTTTGAAAGTTAAGTTTAAAAGCCTCACTTTCTTCAACCTCTGGGGTAGTTACCGTCTCAGCAATTTCTAATACACTGTAATATTTTGGATCAACAAGTTCATCCTCACAGTATATTTTCCAATTTCGTTTATATGGAACATCAAATAAGAAGGCATCTTGTATTTCCATTTGAATTGTCCAGCGCGTGAACTGTCCTTGGAATAGATGTTGAGGTATATCACTTGTATCAGATATAGTGCTTAATACTCTGATATACGCTACTTGTACTATTTCTTGTCCATTATATGGAACTACAATTTTTAATAGTGGATTATTTATTAACTTAAATAAATATTGTCTAACATATTCGCTTGATTCTGCGTATGTTTTTGTGTAAATATCTAATTGGTATTGCAATTTTACTGGAATGGCATTTAACAAAGTTGTGCCAGCTTCAGTCTGTTGCATTTTTAAGCCATCAAATGATCTTGGTCCCTTATAATTTAGAAGTAATTCTATATCATTATTTTTTGAAAGTGCAATAAGTGGCAGTTTAGCATTTTTATCTTTTGCATCGTCTGCCATTGTTTCAAACAAGCGTTTAGTATCATCTGGCTTAAGCACTCGTATTTCTATATTATTTGGTGTTCATTTTTTAAGTTTTGCAATAATTGCATCATCATAATACTCTAACGCCATTTTAATCTCCTTTCATTAAATTCTGAAGAAAGCTTCTTTTAATAAATTGCTTCCTTTTATAAGTCCAGTACCATAAGTAATTAACGAGGCTAATTTATCATCGTTTTTATTTTGGAATAAAACTGTTATTGAGTTGTCAAGGTCTTTGTAGAATTTGCTACGTGATAACAAATACAAACAAGCACCTTTTAGATTTAAGCCATAATTTTTTAACAGATATCTATTTAAATTGATTTCTCCGGGTGTTATAGTATGCGCCATTATTATAGCTTTTGCGTCCAATAGAACCCTTGCAGACATCCAATCTTTATTTGCAGCAGCATTTCTAATAGTAAATTGCATTAGTTAATAATCTTTTCTTTCTCAAATTCTTTTATTAAGGCTTCTATACTAGCTCTCGTTAGTCTATCACCAAATTTTAGAATTATTGTTTTAGCTGCGGCCATGTCTGCAGAACTTATGGTAACTTTATCAAGAGGTGTCTTTGGTATCTTTAAGACAACAGTTAAATCAGGGTCTGTAAGGTATGTAATGCATGCTGTAACAATAATTTGTCGTGCAATTGTTGCTTTAGCTGCAGCAGTTTTATATGCGCTGGAAGTTTTTATATAATCTACAAGAGCTGTTTTTGATTTATTATTCCAGGCAACAGTGGTGTTTATCTTACCACCTAGAAGCGTAAGTAAGCTTCTTATTTCTGCCAATGGACGTAATTTTGCAGAAGTAACGTCTGCAACAGTAATGCTCTCAGTATTTTCTATATTAAGTAAAGTATTTAATTTAATATTTTGATAAATTAATACTCAGTTCATAGTCATAGCATCTATGTCACTAGCAGTATCCTTTGAAAGATAGGTCAAAATATTATATTTTTTAGCCTCATCACTTCCGTCTGCTAGTGGTTTTTTAGCACCAAGGTTGCGGCGTAGAGTAGTAAGTCCTGTAGGTGAGAGTCTTTTAACCTCTGCCACATAGTTTATATATGTTCTAGCACTATCGTTAGAAAGAGTATAAAATTCTCTGTTTCTTAGTAAATTTAAGGCATCACCGCCTTTATGTATCAAGTCATTTTCAGTTATTGCACTACTTCCACGAGCTATTGCATCATGAATGGCAAAATATACGTCTTTTGTTACATTAAAGCTGTCTAATGCCCAGCCAAGATATACTATGAATGGATTTGTGTCCTCTGTAAAACCATAAACTCTACACTCTTGCTTAAAGGCTTCACCAAGTGCTTTTATTCTTGCGCCTTTTTGTGCACCCCATGCAACTGTATAATAATATTCCCAGAAGGCATCTTTATTAGACATGGAGTCATATTTTTTAGCCCAATCGATATCTTGACCTTTATTCAAACTATAATGGTCATCAGTCTTTATATCAGAGCTGGCAGCTGTTTTACCAATAAGACCCTCATGTGCAGCTTTACATAGCTCCATAAATTCAGGTAAAGCATCAATTGAAGCTTTATCATAAAGCTTACGTAACTCTAAAATCAAAGCATCCGTTATAGTTTTATCTGTCTTATCGATCATAGTTCTAATTTTTGCAATGTCATTGTAAGTATTTTGCAAATTAAGAATATAATCACCGGCATTTACTGTTTTTGAATTTTCGTCATCTTCAGATGAAATTCCACTTAGTTTAGAAATAGCTTCATCTAAAGCAGACATAATGCTTCTAATTTTTTCTTTTAGTCTTTTTTGATTTAGCTCACTGCTTCTAGCTTCTGTTTTTATATCTGCTAATATTGCTTTAACTTTAGCCTGCTCTGTCTTTGCAGAGTCTGGATCTAAATTTAATAGTAAAGCTTCAACATCCTCAACATATTGAACAGTTAAGGCTTTAACTGTGGCATTATCTTTTGATTTTCAGATTTTTGCATTAGTTTTTTCTATTCTAGTTAATAACTCATTTGTTTTATTTCTAGCATCTGCAAATACTTTTGTATTTTGAGAATTTTGTCCGCCTTTATTTTCCGCTTCTGTAATTCTATTTTTTAAGAATTCAAGAATTTTATCACAATAAGTTTCGGCTGTGCTATAAATTGAGGTATCATCTTCTTGTAGAATAAAACGTTCAATTAATTTAATTTTACCATTATTTGTTAATATAAAACTCATTAATCATCCTCCTCGTCATCTATAAGAAGTGTAGTTGTTGCCTCTGAAAAATCTGTGTGTGCATTTTGCTCATCAACATCTTCCCACTCAGGTGCTATCTCACAAGCAATAGAGGCTGGATAAACCATTATATTTTGCATGCTAATTACACGAAATACTCGTCCAATTGCATTGTCGATGCCACTAGGAACAATAAATAATGCACCAACTTGTAAATTTGGTAAGTCATATGGAACATGAATTATAGAAGAACTTTCTTGAAGTTCAGCAACTCAACCCATTTTCTTTAGTGTCTTTTGATCTGGATGCTCTTGAAAGATACACCCAACAACTTTACCCGGTGCATAGTCTGCATCCAAGTCTCCGTGTTTATCAAATGTTTTATTTGGTAATGGTGCCTTATAGATACAATTTATACCGATAAGCTTTACCATTTGTTTGAAATATAATCTATGGAGTTTTATATCTTTATTCAATAACACGCCATAATCATTTCTGTTATCAGACATTATTTATAACCTCCATAATTCAATAAGAGGCTGATTCTAATAATTCATAAAACCAGCCTCATTAAGTGTTTTTATTACTTGTTTGTATAGCCTTCAACTAATGTGTTATTCACAGTATACTTATAAGCAAGATTTTCTGCGGTTAGTTTTGCGCCATCGATAGCACATGTTAATATAAATACACCATCATTGGTAAGGCTTTCATTAATGCCGGTTAAAACGAGTTTATGTTCATCGTTTATAACTGCTTCTGTAAAGACATATTTTGTAGGTTTTACTTTTGCAGATTTAAATACAATATTGCCTTCGATTATAAATTTGTTATTTTCTAAGTAGCATTCTTTAATTTCAAATTTATTAACATTTTCATATACTTTTGTTAATGAGCTAGAAATATGTTTGACTACTGTTTCTTCGTCTAAATCTTCGAAAAGGCTTAGATCTGCAGTATTTTTTGCAATAGATTCTGTAATTGGGAATGCAGTAACAAATGCGTCATATCCTTTGGCACCAGCTTCTTTTTCAGCAGTGCCTTTGAATACTTTAATAAGTTTCCAATCTGGTTCTGCACAGATATATACTGTCATATAAGCACTTGCTGTTTTTGCTTGAGCAAGCATTTCATCTACTTTTTCTCTTGCAAATTCGCTATTCACTTCTAATGGATTATTGCTCTTGTCCTTTAGAATCCATTTACCAGTATAATTACATTTTTTAAGAGTTTCACTAAGACTTAATTCATTCTTTTGTTTGGTTCTCTCTTCATCATCTTTTTTAGCTTTTTCTTTTTCTTCATCATTAGCACGGTTTGCTAATTCTGCTTCAAGATTAATACGATTGCCGGCGCTAACTACAATATTTTTACCACCTTCTTTATCAAAGTCACCATCTGCTGTAATAGCAAATGCAGTATTTGATTTTTCACCTGACCAACCATTACTATCACCTGGAGTCTTTAAATCTTTTTCAGTAAGTTCATTACCTTTGAAATATGTTAAAATTAAATTTGTAAATTTATTAGCTTCAACATGACCACCATAGATATCGGCAATAGGATTTTTAGCACCTTTTGATAGATTAGCAGCTAGTACTCTTGCTTCTGCAAGTGTATCTTTATGATAATCGTTGCTATAAGTACTTTCTATGCTGGCTCTATCTGAGGCAACTTTAAATGTACGACAATCTTGTGTCTCACTCTTTTTGTCCCAAAGACGAATAGTATATTCTTTAAATAAAGAGTCAGCTAATTTATTTACTTTTTCTTCTTTTTCTTTTTTTGACCAACCAAAGATTTCATCAATTTTTTGACCTTCTTGTAAGTCTTCTTTAGCTTCTTCATCTTCGGTTAATCCAGGAACTTTTACTGGAGGAGTTGGGAGTCCATCTGGAAGTAAGCCTTCTTTTTCTAATTCTTCGGTCTTACCTTCACCACCGCCAACACCAACAGCATTATTTTGTCCAGAGGCATCTAAGTTAACATTGACGTCACCAATACCGAATAAGCCTAAGCCTTCTTCAGTTTTAGCGCATTCATCCATGCTTTTCTTTTCAGCTTCATCACTGGCTAATAAATTTTCAACACCGTCAACAACACCGCCAACTACATCACCGACTGCACCAAGAATTCCTTCTTCAACAGGTTTTTCTTCGGTTGTAGGAGCTTCTGTTGTATTGTCAACTGTTCTATTATCAACTCTCGCTGGAGAGTCATTATTTGTAATATTAATGTCTTCAGTTCTTAAATCGGACATCATAGCTCTAACTTCGTCTTCAGAAACTGGAGTTTTTAATTCATGCATAAGAGCATCTTCAGCAGTATCTTCAGTTACTTTAGAGCATTCTTCTAAATCCTTTTTTTCAGCTTCATCGCTTGCTAAAAGATTTTTGACGCCATCGACAACGCCATTAACAACGCTGCCAGCAGCGGATAAAATTCCTTCATCTACAGGAGCTTCACCAGAACCGCCTTTGTCATCATCATCATCATCGTCATCGTCATCATCTTCTTTAGTCTCTTCAACTTCAGCTGTTTCTTCAGCAGCCTCACCTGGCTCAACAACAGCAACATCGCTATCGATGCCAAATTCAGCGGCTAATTCATCAACTGCAGAATTTGCGTCTGCAGTCATTCCAGCTTCAACATCATCAGTTACGACTGGTTCTTCAACTGCTGGGATATTAGCAACTGCAGGTGGAACGACTTCGCATTCTGGACCTACGCAAGGCTCTGTGACAGGCGCTTCGCATTCTGGGCCAACGCAAGCAGGTGCTGCAATAGGCTCTTCAATTGGAGCAGAAGGCTCTTGTTCAACAGTAACAATTGGAGTACCACCATCAGCAGTATCAACCTTAACAGTAATTACATCTTCATGTAATGTCTTTGCATCTGGTAATTCGTCTTTTGCAATTTCGGCAGTATTTTCAGACTTATTTACAGATTCTGTTGTTTCTTCTGTAGCTTCAATTTCTTCAACAGAAGTTTCTTCTGGAGTTGGAAGCTCATCAGCAGCTAAATCGTTTTTAACGGCTTCTGGAAGTGCTTTGTTTAAGTCATCGTTGAATGCATCAAGACGTCTTTGAATTGCGGCTTTAACTTCTTCGTTTGTTGTGGATTTTAAAGCAGCTTCTTCTTGTGAAATCATCTTTTTAAGATAATTAATATAGTCATTGTGTGCTTTTAATTTTGCATCTAAGTCTTTGACGGAAGCTTCTGTTAATTCTAAGGATTCATCGACTTTATTACGAGAAATCATATATGAATCAACTTCTACTTCTTCATCTTTATTTTCTTTTTCGTTATGGAAGAATCTTGAGACATAGACTGTTTCAATCTTTTCATCCTTATCAAAGACTTTATTTCTTTCAGCTTTTAAATCACTGATTTTATCGCTTGTATGCTCATAGTTTACAGCTGCAAGGACTTTGCCGTCTGCATCTGTTCCATAGAAAACATATTTATCAGTGGCTTTATAATTTGGGTCATCTTTGATTCTTGATAATAAATCTCTTGGTTTGTTGGAAAGGGCTTTCCATTTTGCATTGCCCTCTTCATTAAGAGTTAAATTTTCAGACTCATTTTCTGTTTTAAGTTCAGAAGTTTTTTCAGCTTCTTTTTGAGCTTCTGAATTGTTTAAGCTTTCATCTGCAGTATCTTCATTAAGTGTTAGATTATCAGATTTATTGTCTGTGAAAAGTTCACTACCTTCTTCAGCTTCTCTTTCAACTTTAGAATGGTTTAAGGATTCTTCTTTCTTTTCTTCCTCTTCTTTTTCTTCCTCTTCTTCAGTATCAGTGAAGTCAAGATTTAATGCATCTTCGGTCTCTTCTGTTGGTTCTTCAAGAGTAGTTTCTGCTTCGCCAGTTCCTTCGGCATCGACTTCTTCTGTTGGTTCTTCGAAGTCAAGGCTTAATTCATCTTCTTCAACTGGAGCTTCTTCGGTTTCTGCTTCATCATAATTTGCAGTCTCATCTTCAGAAACAGCATCAACCTTACCGATTACATTATAACCGGACGCATTGCCACAGTGCTGGCAAACTTCATTGATGTTAACGACTGATTCATCATCTTCAGAAGGTTCAATATCAGCTGGGTCTTTATAGAATAAAGTCATACATTGTGGACATTGAATAATTACTTTACCAACATAAGATGGTTGTAAATCTTCTGGTGATTCAGCATCTAAATCAACGATTTTTTCGATTCTTGCAAGTTTTGCTTTTGCAATTTCATCTTCTCTGTCTGTCTTGGCTTGCTCTAAATCTTCTTCACTATTTAAGTCATAGTAATCTTCAATGAGAATTTCGGTTTTAAGCTTGTTGTTTCTAGCATTAGCGAAAGTCTCAGTTAGATTGACTCTGTTAGCTGCAATACCTTTTTCAGCTACGGGAATATCTAGTTCATCCAAAGCTTTAAAAGCGGCTTCAAGATCAAATTTTGTAACAGGTTCTTTTTCCATTTAGGTTTCTCCTTATTTTCTCTTTATTTCACTAATCTATTGGATAGACTAGATTGGAATTTGCTCTTAGAACTTCTCTAAGTTCTTTTAGTTCTGTATTACCCTCTTCGAGGATTTTTTCGCCATCTTGTGTCCAAAGGGCTCCGGCTTGCGTGAATCTTGTTCTGATTCTACCAACCACAACCTTTGTTAAGGCGACGCTCATTCTTACCAGGATATCGATTCAATAATCACTTTTAATATCCTCAACGGATTTTAATTTAGGGATGTATTCGATAGTTACATATCCAGGTGAAGACATATAATTATTAATATATAATTTATTGTTGTGTCGGTCTTCTTTGAATGACATGTCTGTTGAAATGGTATTTTTGATTTTTGACAATGTAATCCATGATGCATAGTTCATGATATAATCTTGTAGATTATACATCGTGCCGCCGTTGCTGAATATCATATATTGTTGCATATATAATGGGTCAGTCATTGCATTTACGCCGTCTCCGCCTTCTCCAAGGCCTTGGACACGATATACTTTCACAATTGAGCTTACGCGTTCATAGAAGTCACTGCCAGACAAATCGATGCAAGATGCGAATGGAATCGTAATCATCGTAGTCTCGTCCCAGAATCTTTCAAGCTCTCTGAGAACTTTGTTTACGATTTGTTTAATAGTAGCATCTTCAATTTCCATTTCAAGAACGGAACCGGTCAATTCAAGTTTGATTTCATCGATTACTTCTTGTAACTTCATTAACG